AACTACAACCTCCGCATCATCTTCAACAGCTCCACGTCGATCGACTTCTACATCGACGGCGTACTCACGAACAACATGACGACGCACACTCCAAGAACGTCTGTCATTCTCGGGTTCCAGATGTCCTGCACCACCCTTACCAACGCGACGCGCCGAATCGACTTCAGCCGCGTGGCGATCATGAGCATCTGATGGACCCTATCAACCTCATCGTTCTCCTCCTCATCTTCATCCTCATTTCCATCGTCACGATAGGACTCATTCTCATGGCTACCTTCCAGGACCTCGCAGCCTCACAGGCGGCTACCGCAGCCGCAATCCAAGACCTCGCCGGCCGAGTGGCCGCGATCACCACGACCGTCTCGGCCAATCTCGATACCGCCGTCGCGGCCGAGAATGCGAACGCGGCTGCTGTCGCTGCGATTCAAACTCCCTGATGGCTGACGAGAACGGCAACGGGCGACGGCCGATCCTGACGCGCGAGACTCTCGTGCCGTGGGGGTTCTCCGTCGCCTTTGCCAGCCTCGCATGGTTCGGAGCTACGAAGTACGGCGACCTGGAAAAGCAGATCACGCTCTCCAGCTACGCCACGAACGAGAAGCTGGCGGAGCAATCGCGCGCGGTAGCTCTCCAGATCCAGGCGCTCACATTCACGGTCGAGGCGCAGGGGCGCGACCTGGACAAGATCAAGACCTCCGTAGATGCGCTCACGAGAAGTGCAGGAAAATGAGAACTTTCCAGCGGGAAGCCTCGGAATCCATGCGTGAAGGTCGCGGCAGCTTGGCGGGTCCTAATTACGGTCCTCGTCGTCGGGATCGTCGCCATCCAGTTCAGTCAGTACCGCGTGCTCGAAAGGATCGCTGAAACCATGTCCATCACCGTCGCCGGCAACAGCCTCACCACCTCCTGGAAGTCCGGGGGGATCGTCCGCACCGTCACCACGACTCGCAACCTGGGAGAAACCGACAAGGAACTGCTCATCCGGCACGCTGGAGTCGTGGCCGAGGAGCTTCAACTTCACCCCATCGACCAGGAATAACCATGCTGACCGCCATCGCTCTTGCTCTGTGCGTCCAGGCTCCCAACGATCCGATCTTCCCCGCGCAGTTCGGGCTCCAACTGATCGGGGTGCCTGCGGCCTGGGAGATCACCACGGGTAGCGCGTCCGTCCCGCTCGTGGACATCGACTCCGGCGTGCAGCTCGATCACCCGGACCTGACGCACCTGAACCCGGCGAGCGATCCGTGGGACAACTGCGATCAGCACGGAACGCTCATGTCGGGCACGATCACCGCCGACGCCAACAACGGAATTGGCATCGCTGGGATTCTCTGGCAGTCCGATCTCACCGTGTTCAGCGCCGGGTACACGCGCGGGAGCATCGCAGCGTCGATCGACCGGGCGCGCACAACCACTACCGCGAAGGTCGTCCTGATCGAAAGAGAGATCCTCCCCATTGCCCGCCAACAACCGCTCAAGAGTGCGCTCGATGCGCTGTGGAACGACGGGCACCGGCTGGCGATTGTCCCCGCCGGAAACGTCTGGGCCGGAGGTCAAAACCTCGGTGGTCGTAACGACCCTCATATACTCGTGGTCGGTGCTTGCGGGCTGGACGGTTCCCAGGCGAGTTACTCAAACTTCGGGAACCCAGTCGATCTTTGGGCTCCGGGTCACGCGACCTCGACCGCACCGCCCGACACGTTCGGAGCCGGTGACGGGACGAGCCAAGCCGGCGCATATGTCCTCGGCGTCGCGGGCCTCGTCCTCGCCGTCAACCCCTCGCTCACGGGCGAGGAAGTCCAAGACATCCTGATCTCCACGGCGACTCCGATGGGAGCCGGTCTCGTGGTGAACGCGGAAGCGGCGGTGCTCGCCGCCCAACCCTAACGAAAGGAAGTGATCCCATGACTGTCCTGAATCCTACGACTTGGAATTGGAAGTGGGCCGCCGGTTGCATCATCACGGCGCTTATCGTCATCGCAATCGGTCACCCGCTCATCCATGCCGCGAAGGGCTTGCTCGATGTGATCGACGGGCTGATCCCCGGAGGCAAGTAGCCATGAGGTCGAGCAAGTACGATCGGTTCGTGTGGCTTGCGATCGGCCTCGCCATCGTGGTGATGTGCTTCTTTGCGAGCTGCACGACCGCCGAGGAGTGGCAGGTGTCCGCGCTGACCACCCGCGTCGGTTGGGTCTACGGCGACGGCAGCTATGACGCTCGCGGCGGGAAGGTGAATAACGACACCGACTCCCAGGCCGTCTATGTCGAGATCGAGCCGTTCGCCGCGCGTCGGTGGGCGGCCGAGGAGCGGATCCGTGAGCGGGTGCGTGCAGAGCAGCACTATCGCAACATCATGGACAGCGCGCCGCCTCCGCTGCCGCCTATTCCCGCTCCGAAGCCGGAGATTCCTGGCGAGGCGAAACCCAAGTGACCCACGGCGACAAGATCGGCGCGGCTGTTGGCCTCGGCCTCACGGCTCTCTGGCTGTGGTGGATGGCGCTGTGCCTTCATCACAGACATCAGATTGGGCGTTGGCGATGACCCCCGACCGCGCCCTCAAGGTGATGAACTGGTCCGTGGCCGCGCTCATAGCTGCGGCTGCGGCCGTATGGCTGGCGTCCTGCGCTGGACTGTGGAGCAGCGTCAGGGCGTCCGCCATGCCAGCCGGTGGCGCTGCGGCCGGTGCGCTGGCGGGCTCTGTGGTCGGTCCAGCGGGCACCGTCGTGGGCGCTGGGGTTGGGGCCGTCGTCGGGCACTCCGTGGGCGAGAACGCCGAACTGCGAGAGGGAACGCTTCAAGGCGAAGGTGCGGGCGACAAAGAGAACGAGCACCTCAAGGCGCTTCTCATGCTCTCCCAGGGCGAGCTTCAAGTGAAGGAACGCTCGCTCCAGCTTCTTGAGCAGTCCACGTCATGGACGCGCACCTGGGCCGTCAGGATCCTTCTCGCTGGGCTCGTGACGCGGAATCTCCACAACTTCCCACAGCTCATCAAGGCGCTCCTGGCAAAGCGCTGGAGCCTCGCCGCGCGATGGGCGTTTCACATTCTGATTTGGCCGAAGCGACCGGAGGCGATCAGCGCGTGAGCCGCCTTCCCCTCTCATTCCCTTTCCAGGGCTTGAACAAAAACGGCCGCCTATCGGAGCAGCCGCCGCAGACGAGCCGGGATCTCGTCAACGTCGTGCCGGTTGACTGGACCACGGGCCGGCTGCGCGGCTCGATCCGCTCGGGCTCCTCGGCCTACTTCTCCGGCTACATGGCCGGGATCGGCCACAAGGTCCAGGCGCTCCACTCGTTCCCGTACCAAGCGAGGCACGTCAGCTACTCGGCCGATCCGATTCCGAATGAGCTATGGGCGGTGTCGCTGGCGCAAGCCTCGACGGTCTCAGTCATCGAGTCGGGCCTGTATGACGACTTCTTCGCAGTCATAGACAAGACGAGGCTTGTTCACTACTCGCGCTACGGGATTGAGCTTGGAGCCATCGACATTCCAGGCCTCCCCATTGGGGCAAGCGGTCCGCTGTTCGTCGTCGGCAAGATTCACGTCGCGGAAGACGGCGCGATTTACGTCGCCGCTTCCGACTGGATTTCAACCCTTTCCGGAGTTGGCCCGGGCCATATCTACAAGTTTCAACTGGCCGCCGACAACAGGGGCTTGGAGATAGTCTGGCACGTCTTCACAAACTCATCGCCGAGCCTCGTTCAGGGGATGCACGTTGCCGGTGATTCGCTGTGGACGCTAGAAACGCAGTACGTCTCAACCACGGTTTGCTCGGCGCGCCTGGTTGAATACAAGAACATCAACACGGCGTCCGGGCCTGGAACGGGGGACCGATACGACCACCTGACGATCGACAACGCCGCGATCACGGCGCTCGATGCGCTGTTCCCCGCTGGCGGTACTGCCGTATTCGGCCACGACATGGCGATGCGGACGGTCGGTGAAACGTCCTGGATCATCGCGGTTGGAACGGTCCATGATGCCTCCTCTGGAGTCTGGGCGCAGCTCAAGATCAAGAGCGACTTCACCCTTTCGGCCAATTACTGCTTCGTGAACAACGAGGTCGCCGTGTCGGCCGTTCGCGGCGGTGGAGTCGGTTTCGCCGTCGCGGTCGATGTAACTGGCAACGTCTACTCCATGGGCCGGCGCGCGACGGGCGATCCCTCTTCCGGTTCGTGGGTCAGGATGCTCTCGGACACGACGACGGCGTGGCTCAAGGTCTGGGAGCGAGCGAACGCGACGGACCTCGGAGCGGCGGCTACGAATCCGGGTTACAGCTACCCGTCGATCGCCCTTGACTACTCAAGCAATCTCGTCGTGCCTACCTGCGTCAGCTCGACGAGCGTAGCGGCAGCGAAGATTATCAAGCCGAGCGGCGTGCTCTACTCGTCGATCGTTCAGTACGTCTACGTCGCTGGCGTGCCCACGGTCACGGCAAACGAGACGCGAGCCGTCGCGGTTCCGACGACGCACCCCGACTACCAGCCCGACGATTACCCGGTCACGGACACGGTGTTCATCTCGGGAACGAACGTCGTCACGCTCACTTCAGAGACCACGGGCGGCTCGATCCAGGGCTACGACACGCTCCTGGAGACCGCGCTTCAAACATCCTCGCGGGCGATCTGTCGGCTGGGCGTTGCCAACGGGGCCATCTACAGGTTCACGACGGCCGGAGTCACGAACCCGACGAACAGCACGGGGCGCTCTCCGGTCCTCAGCACTAACTCGCGTTTCGTCCAGGCAGCCGACTTCGACGGAGAAGTGTTCTGGACGGACGGGCAGGACTACGCGGTGTATCGGCCGCTTCCTGGAGACGCGACGAACCCGGACGGCGAGATCGTCGAGTGGCGCGCGACGAGCCTCGGCCTGATCCCACCGCGCGCTCGCCTGATCTGCCGCTGGCGGAATCGAATCGTGCTCGCCCACACGGCAGACTCGCCGTGGTCGTGGCACATGAGCGCCTACAACGACCCCTACGACTGGGATCTATTCCCGCCCGAACCGCTCGAAACGCAGGCGGTCAGCGGACAGGCGCTCCCGGCCGCCGGGGACTCTCCCGATCTGATTCACGCGCTCGTTCCATGGTCGGATGATCTCCTCTTCATCGGATGCTCGCGTTCGATCCTGCGCGTCGATGGCGACCCGATGGCCGGCGGTCGGATCTCCGTCGTGTCCGACAAGATCGGCATGGCCTTCGGCTCGCCGTGGTGCAAGGACCCCGAGGGGCGGATCTACTTCTTCGGTTCGAGCGGCGGCGTCTACGTCATGAGCCCGACCGGCGAGCTTCAATGGCTCACGCGAGACACGATCGAGGAGGAGATTTCGGACGTTGACCTCTCGACGTACCGCGTCGAAATGACCTGGAATTCAAGGGATAACGGGCTCCATGTCTGGATCCTTCCTTACGAGGATGGCGGAGTGCAGGTTCGGCACTACTTCTGGAGTCAGCGCACGGGCGGATGGTTCCCGATGGAGTTCGGAACGACGGCAATCACGGAGATGCAGCCCACGGCCGTTCACGTCATCGATGGGGACACGGCGGCCGAGCGCGTGATGATCTTCGGAACGGAGGATGGGCGCGTGCTGAAGTGGGATCCGCTGTCATCCGGCGACGACTCGCAGCCGATCGACGCGCGGGTGCTCATTGGGCCGATCGCCGGACCGGAAGGCGACTTCGAGGCGCGCTTCAAGCGGCCGAGCGTGATTCTTGCGCGCGAGCTTGGCGGCGTGCATGTGAAGTTCTTTGCCTCAGAGACGGCCGAGACGCCGGAGATGCCGAAGGATCAGGTGCGCGTCGGGCCGGGACGGAATCTCAGGCTCCCGATTCAATGCCGAGGTCCGTACTGCTGGATGCAGCTTCGGTCGGCGACGCGGACGAGCAGCGGCGTGCCCGCTCTATCCGAACGCTGGGCGGTCGAAAGCATCACGGTCGATGCGTTCCCGGCGGGCAGGGCACATGGCATCCATTGACCCCAAGCGCAAGGCCGGCCCCGTAGGCCGCGCCCGCCTCTCCTCAACGCTCATGCGCCGCCCTGGGCTCATGGATCCGAGGCTGCGGCGCCAGCAGAATCTCCTCGCCACGAATCGGCGAACGGCGCGCGGCGTCGATAACCTCGCGCTCGACTACACGGCGGTTCCGCTGGGCATACAGGTCGAGCTGGAGAAGCTCGTGGTCAAGGTGAACGAGATTATCGCCAACCTCAAGGCGAGGGGATTGATGGAGCAGGAGCCATGATCGCGCAGATGAACGAGCAGCTCCGGCTCGCCGGGCCGGACGACATGGATGAGGTTCGGGCGATCGTCTCGGATCCGTCCGTGGCTCCGACGTTCGGGGCGATCCCGGACGACCTGGACGACTTCGCTCTGTTCGTAGCTCCTGGGCTCGTGTTCGGAGCGGAGGTCCGCAAGGACTACTCGGTGTTCGTCCACTTGGCCGTCCTTCCATGGGCCAGAGGTCGGCGAGCGATCGACGCGATGCGGGCTCTTGTCTCGTGGTTCTTTGAGAACACGCCATGCCCGAGAGTGGCCGGCTGGACTCCATCGGATAACGTGCGCGGCCATATGTTCAATCGGATGGTCGGCGCGAGGCTGCGCGGTGAGGCGAATGGCAAAAAGCTGTTTGCTCTTACTCGGGCGGAATGGGAAAGGCAGGTGCGGTGATGGGTGGACTGTTTGGTGGTGGCGGGGCTGGAAGTCAGTCGGACAAGTTCACGGGCGGGCAGAAGTCCGCCAACAAGGCCAACAAGAACAATCTGGCGTTCATCAAGTCGCTGTTCTACGGCGGAGAGGGCGCTCCGTTCGGGCCGCTGGGCATCATCGGGTACGGGAACCAAAAGTACGACGAGGCGCTGAAGTCGATCGAGGGGGTCGGCGCGGCATCCAAGGCGGACGCACTCTCGAAGGAAAAACAGTACGTCGCGCACACGACGCAGGGCCTCCAGGGAATGGGGCTCTCGGGATCTACCGTTGGTTCGGCTGTCGAGCGTGGCATTCACTCGGACACGTTGCGGACGCTCGGTGGGATCAATGAGGACATCGCTCGGATGCGGGCTGGGCTTCTGACGGGACAGGCCGGATTCCAGCAGGGCAACATCAACTCGCTGGCGAACATTTTTGGCGGCGTGCAGCACACGGGCGGCACGAACTACCTAGCCGAATTGATGAAGCTGGGCACGGCGGCGTTCTTGTGATGATTGGAGACATCTAGCATGGGCATCGTCATCAGCCACGGCGGGGCCAACTTCGACAATTTTGGCAACGACATGGCCGCGATCATCTTCAAGGCGCGCGACCAGCAGCGAGAGAAGGATCGTTACGAGACGCTCCGCCAGAAGGTCGAGCAGGACATGGATCTGAACGCTGCGGAAGAGAAGCGGCGAGCGTCGGAATACGGCGTGCTCCAGCAGCAGCGCGCGACCGTGCCGGGGATGATCGGCGGGATGTTCGATCGACCCGCGCAGCCCAATCAGCCCGACTCCGGAATGGTCGGCCCGTCCGATCCCAACAGCGAGGATGCACAGTTCCAGGCTTCAATCCGCGCCAACACGGAGCGCGCTGGCAAGATGGCGGCGGAGATCGCCAAGGCGGACCCCGCGAAGGGGATGGAGTACGCCAAGCGGTTCCTCGACGAAGAACAGGCGAACCTTCACAGGCTCGTGGCCGATCGCGGCATCACGAAGATGACGAAGGACATCGGCGAGGGATTGACCACGCCGGGGACCTACACCGTCACGGATCCGAATAGCACGGAAGCTGACCCGACCTATCAGGAGGCGATGAAGGGCGTGCTTCAAGCGCTTCAGACGGCGCAGGGGCCGGATGTGAGTGCCGAGGACAAGGTAAAAGTCCTCGACTACGCGAACAAAACGCGGATGGCGATCCGCAGGGACATCACAGAGAGGAACACGAAGAACGCGGCGGTTGCGGCGGCTCGCCACACGATCGAGACGCGCGCGGCGGAGGCTGGGAATCGGCTGACGACGGATCAGAAGGCGCGGATTGGATCACTCGGAGCGAACGTCGGATTCGAAGAGGGGATGATCCCGCCGAACAAGGTGGATGCGGAGGTCGAGCGGATCCTGCGGGGCACGGTGCAGGTGCCCAACCCGTTCAGCTTCGGTGGCGGCGACATGCTGGAGATGACGCCGGAATCGGCGGTTGCGCTGCAAAAGACGCTCGCGCAGATCAGCTTGATTCAAGAGCAGCAACGCGCGACGGGCTCGCTTGGACGGCAACGCGACGCGGCGGCGGGACTCTCGGACGCGCGGGCGGAAGGAAAGCTCCAGCTCCCTCGCGGCCAGTCGGGCGGCCCCAACGCGATCCTTGATCGCTCGCGGGCAACGCAGATTGCAAAGACGGAACTTGGCGACGAAGCGAAGCCGGGCGACATCAAGGCGCGGGCGGATGAGCTGATGGGCACGAAGAACGGCGCGGGCGGCCCGACGCCGGAAGATCAGCTCGCCGCAGAGGTGAAGGCGAAGAAGATCACGACGCCCGAGCAGTTGAAGAAGCGTGCTGCCGAGCTTGGGGCCAAGCTCAAGCAATAGGGCGATGGTCCAAGATCCCCAACAATCCCTGCTCGACATGATCGACACGGAGGCGGCTCCGCTCCGGCCATCGGAGCAGCAGACGCTTCTCGACATGATCGACACGGGCGAACCGCCGAAGCCCCATGCCCGCAAGACCTCCGTGCTGCCAGCCGGAAGCATAGAGGAGCGCGCGGCGGCGGCGATGATGGGCGGGGGGCTCGCTGGGGCCATCGCGCCGAGGCTGACGGCGCGTCTGGCCCAAGTCTTCGCCCGGGACGCGGCCACCTCCACGGGCTCGCTCATGGAGTTCGCCGGGAAGCAGGGGGCGGCCATCGCGGGCGCTCCGAACGACCCGCTGGCGGATGTTCGCCGGTCCACGATGGGCGCGCTCCAGGGCGCTGGAACGGCCGTCCGGCGGTTCGGCGAGGCGCAAGGCCCGGAGGCCAAGACCTACCCGGAGCGGTTCGCCGGGGCGGCGGGCGGGCTCGTACCCTACGCGGCGGCTGAACTGGCTACGGGCGGGGCCGCGACTCCGGCGATCGCCGCTGCGATCGGCGGCCAGCACGTCCAGGGGGCCTACGATCGCGTCCTGGCGGAAACAGGGGATTCGGCCAAGGCTGCCCAAGCCGCGCTCTTGAACGTTCCTGGGGGCGTTGCTATGGCTCTCCCGTTCGGGCGGGTGTTCGGCAAGCTCGCGGGCGGGCCGGTTGGGTCCATCATCGAGGAGGCGGTCAAGGGCGGGCTCGTGGGCATCGGCGGGATCGGTAGCGCCACCATCCTCGGGGAAGTGGTCCACGACCACGTTGTCGAGGGGGACCGGGCGGACCTCCGAGAAGCCCTATCCCGTGGGCTCAAGCTCGCCGGGAAGGACGCAGCCGTTTACGGGCCGCTGTTCGCCTTCATGGGGGCCGTGGCTGGGGCCAAACCCGGAGAGCCCGCGAAGGTCGAAGCAAAGGCCGAGGCGCGGCCGGATGGCGGTGGCCCCGGGGGGGCGTCACCGCCCTCCCCTGGAACGGCCGCGCCGGAGCCTTCCGGATCGCTCGCGGATCAGACGCAGCGCGCCCTCGCCGGAACGGAGCCGGGACCGTCCACGCCGATCGGGGAGCGGCCGGCGGCCATGCCCTCGGAAGCGGCGGCACTCCCTGGCGAGATGCTGGCGAGCGAGGCCGGCCCGTCCATCCGAGCGGCAGCCCGTCCCGCCGAGCCCACTCCCGAGGAACACGCCGCCATCGTCGAAGCCGCCAAGAAGTACGCGGCCGAGCCGACCCCGGAGAACCGAATCCAGCTCGCCACGGTCGCCGAGCCGCGCCGGCCCGAGCCGCCACGGGAAGTCCGCCCCTCGCTGATCGAGGCCGCCCGGAACAAGGACTTCAAGGCCCTTGCCGGCGAGTACGAGACGGCCAGCGAGCGCCGCAAGCTCGACATCCGCGAGCAGCTCCAGGACAACCTCAAGGAGTTTCTGACGCCCCAGGACATCGGCGACATCGCAGCCGCGAAGCCGGGGAAGGCCAAGCCGGCTGGCGAGCCGGTAAACCCAGCCAAACCGCCTAAACTCGCTAGAACGCCCCAGGCTGCGCCCGCGCCCGAAGCGGCTCCGATGCCGTCCGAGCCCGCCCGCGTCGAACCTGCGCCCGTACAGGAGGCCGTTCCCGAGCCCAAGGTCACAGCGCCCGCCGAACCACCGCACGCTCGCGCGGTCGCCCCGTCGGGAGAGACGAAAACGGAGCCCGGATACGTTTACCACGCCACGAATCAAGAGCGGGCTGGAGACATAGCCGAGTCGGGCAGTCTCGACACGTTCCCGCCAGATTTCGGAACTGAACAGAATGCGTGGCCTGATGGCGAGACGCGCAAGCGGTCGTATTGGAGCGAGCGGGCCAACAACGTCTGGCAGTTTGCGCCTACAGAGGGCAAGCCCGTCGTATTGCGCTCCAAGCGTTCCGCCGCATTCCGCCGTGAGTCAACGGGAGACATTTACACATACAAGAAGGTGCCGGCCTCAAGCATCGAAATCCTCACGGATCAAGGCTGGGAACCTCTGGTAGAGACAAAGCAGTCCGTGACTCCCGCCCCCAACCCTTCGGAGATCCCGAACACTTCCAAGGCCCCTCCTGCCCCGACTCCCTCTCCGGTGTGGCAGGAGGCGCGGCCTCCGGAGACGCCCATCGGCATCAAGCGAGCCGCCGTCGAAGCAGAGCACGCGCAGCACGGCTACGGCCCGATTGAGCGCGAGGCGTCCAAGGCCTTCGGGGTGAGCTGGGAGAACTCCAAGGCCAAGGTCGAGGCGGACCCGACCGTAACCGAGCGCGTTATCAAGGGTGACGCGGTTCAGGGGCTCTCTTCGGACGAGCGCAACGCCGTCATCCTGCGCGAGAAAGTCCGGCTCTCGAACGAGCGAGACACTCTCAAGGAACAACTGACGACGGCCTACCAGCGCGCGGATACGGAAGGGATCAAGGCGCTGGAGGAACGCGCCAAGGCGCTCTCGGACGAGCGATTGGCGGTCGAGGCTGCGCGCGTGCGCGAGAGCGCAGACCGAGGACGCGGGCTCTCCTCGTTCAAGATGCTAGCGGATAAGGATTACTCGCTGGCCGGGATCGAAACGAGTCTCCGCATCGCCAACGGCGGCGCTCCGCTAACCCCGGAGCAAACGGCTACCGCCGACCGCATCTCCAAGAAGCTCTCGGACCTTGAGAAGCAGGTAGACGTTCTCATCGCGGAGCGGGACGCGAAGGCGGAGACACAAGCGAAGCGTGCCGATCCAAAGGTTAACCCGGAACGCAAGGCGCGGGTTCTCTCCTTCCTCGATGCTCAAGCAAACGAGGCAAGAGCGAGGCTCGCGGCCAAGCGCGGTCGCGCTGGCGGTGGACTCCCGTTCGACCCGCAGGACATCGCGGACGTAGCGCGGATCGCCGCGTCGCACATCGCTCATGGCATCGACGCGACGGCGCAGCTCGTAAAAGACTTTGGCGAGTCGATCCGCCCGCACATCGAGGACATTCTCAAGCAAGCTCGCGGGATCCACCGGGACGCGATCCTCGGGGATAAGGCGTCGAAGTCGGCCCCGGATGAATTGGGCCTGCGCTCGCTTCTTCAAGACGCAGCCGAATCGAAGCTGCCCGAGAAAGCGCCGTCGCATCAGGTTCTCAAGACGCTGGAGAATCAAGCGGGGGTGAGCCCGGAGGAGCTGGATTGGAGCGGGCTGCGGGACTTCCTCAAGGGCAAGCTCGTTGTGAAGAAGTCCGAGGTGCTGGACTTCCTCAAGCAGAGCAACGTGAGGGTGGAGGAGAAGGCGCTTGGGGCGCAGCCGACAGGATCCGTGGCTCGCCTGCGCGGCATCGATCAGGAAATGAAGGCCGTCAGCGAGGAGCGCCTAGCCTTGCAGCAGGAGAAGCGCAGCAAGGGCTACGAGCACTTCGACGAGCCGCCGGACTGGATCAAGCGGATGAAGGCGAACACGGACCTGGGCGATTCTCTGCTCGCAGAGCGCAAAGAGATCGAAGACAGCATCCGTTCGTCAAAGGGCAAGTTCGAGCAATACCAGCTCCCCGGCGGCTCCAACTACCGGGAGCTGCTGCTGACGCTGCCGGAAAAGACGTACACGAGGCAGGAGTTCGCCGAGCGCGGACTAGAGCTAATGCGGAAGGGCGGAGTTGATCCGTACACAGCAAGCGCGGATGTCCACGAAGCGTATGCGAATCTTGCACACGGGGAGTTGAACCGAGAACGCCCCAACTTCACCGGCGGTCACTTCTCCGACACCCCCAACGTCCTTGCGCACCTCCGAGTAAACGACCGCACGACCGCAGACGGCAAGCGGATGCTGTTTATCGAGGAGGTACAGAGCGATTGGCACCAGAAGGGCGGCGAGGCTCGCCGGGACGAGATCAAGCGACGACTCAAAGAGAAGGGGATCGCGCCTCCGAAGAAGGGCGAGAAGCCGTCGCCCGAGTATCAGGCGGTTCTCGATAGCGTGCCGGAGGGGTTTGGGTACGCGAGCACCAAGCCGCCTGCTGATCTGGATATCGTGAAGCTGGATGACGGGCGGTTTATTGGCAGATGGAGCGGCCTGGGTCGCGCCGTTGGACCGTTCAGAACAGAGGCCGAAGTTGTTTCTGCCGCGACCGCTGGACAGGGATCCGGTCTCCCCGACGCCCCCTTCAAGAAGACCTGGCACGAACTGGCCCTCAAGCGCGCTATCCGCTACGCAGCCGAGAACGGGTATGACTCCGTGGGGTGGACAACGGGGGAGATGCAAGTCGATCGCTACAACGAAGCGATGCGGCAGAACGTGGACAAGATCGAGGTGGAGCCGCGCCCTGGATCCGCTATCACCACGCGGCAGCGCCTCGTCGATCTACCGGACGGCGGGCGCAAGTGGGAGCCGGTGCCCGCGCCGGAAGGCCCGCAGACTGTCTACGTCAAGGCATGGAAAGGCGGACAGGAACGTTTCGGCGCAGAGGTTCCGCTCACAGGGCAGGCCAACATCCACGGCCACGACGTTGCCCTAGAGGATGTCGTAGGCAAGGACATCGCGGACAAGATCCGCTCGAAGCCCTCCGAGGCGCAGACGTTCGAGGGCGAAGGGCTCGCCATCGGCGGGGCGGGAATGCAGGGCTTCTACGACAAGATGCTCCCAGCCGCAGCGAACAAGATTGGGAAGGTCGGCGGGGCGGAAGTGGGGGAGGCAAGGATTGATACAGCCCCGGACGGCATTCATGGAGAGAGCGGTCGCGCCTGGATTGATAATCCAGACCAGCCCGGTGAGCAAATGCTTGGACCGGCCTCGTCTGGACAGACAGCCATCCACTCCCTCCCCATCACCCCCGCTCTCCGCACCGTGGCGATGGAGCAGGGGCTTCCCCGCTTCGGCCAGGAAGCCGCAGTTGCGCCGCAGGCGAAGATCCTGGAGTACATCGGCAAGCAAGCCGAGTCAGCTCGCGCCCGCATCAAGGCGCGCGGCCCGCAAGCATTCGGGGGAATCCCATTCGATCCCAAGACCTTCGCGGATCACATCATCATCGGCGCGGACTACCTCGCACGCGACATCAAGACGTTTGCTGATTGGTCGGGCAAGATGCTCGGGGAGTTCGGGGAGACGATCAAGCCGCATCTCCAGGACATCTTCGAGAAGGCCAAACTGGCGCTGGCGGACTCAGAGCGGGTTGCGATGCGCCAGAAAGCCTCCGAGTCGCGCTCCAAGAAAACGATCGACGAGATGCGCCGCAGGATCGAGACGGGAGACTTCGGCCCGCGCCCCGAGAGACAGGAACTCCCTAAGACTCCGGCGATGATCCGCCTTGAGGCCGAGAAGCAAATGGTTCGCCAGGAGCTTCAGAAGCACATCGCCGACGCGGAAGCCGCGCGGAGAACACCGCTCCAGAAGTTCGGCGGCGGGATCAAGGAGCTAACCGAAGCCTCGCGCGCTATCACCTTCTCGGCCGATGCAAGCGCGACGCTCGCCCAGGGGCTCTTTGCGACCCTCGATCCGAAGAACGCGACCAAGGTGCCCAAGTGGCTCAGCAGGGCGACCCGCGCAGCTTTCTCGGAAAAGGCGGCGCGCGAGCAGGACATCGCGTTGCGCGACAGCCCGGAAGGGAAGAAGGCTGTTGAGGCTGGAGTCCCGCTGTCGTCTCCCGGCGACGGGCTCGGACCGCAGGAGGAGATGTTCCGCACCCGATGGCTCAAGGCCATTCCTGGGGTCGGATCCGTGGTGAAGGGTTCGGATCGCGCGTTCTCCTCGTACCTCAATCAGATCCGCGTTGAGATGTACAACAACTGGGAGAACGCGATGCCCTACGAGCCCAGTCGTGCAGAGAAGAAGAAGCTCGCCCTGAACGCGGGCATCATGACGGGGCGGGGAGATCCGGGACGCTACGCGCAGCTATCGAACGCGGCGGGCTATTTCGTCACGGCCCCTCGGCTCTACCTCTCTCAATGGCAGATCCTCGCGGGCTCGCCCTTCTACGGCAAAGGCACGACTCCAGCCACGCGCCGAGTCATGGCACAGCAGGCCGTCCGTTCGGCTATCGGAATCGCAACCGTCTTTGCGGCCGGCAAGGCGTTGGGTGGTGAGCTGGACCTTGATCCGCGACAACCAGGCGGACCGAGCATCCGATTCGGGGATACGCGAGTCAATCCGCTTGGGGGTATTGGATCGGCTGCGCGCATGGGCATCGGAGCTGCGACTACGGCAGCCGGGGCTATCGCGGAGGTCGCGGACGAGAAGCTCGGCAGGTCGATCCGCGACGAGGCGACGCTGGGCGTCAACGACAAGGCGCACAAGATGAGCTTCGATGATGTCGTGCGCTACGGGCGTGGGAAGCTACTCCCGGCCTGGGCCACTCTGGCGAACGTCATGGACAAGAAGGACGTAACGGGACGCCCCGCTTCCGTAGCCTCAGAGCTTGGCCCGCGCGGCGAGCCGCCCTATCTGCCGCGCGTCATTACGCCGATGGCGTGGAATGACGTATCGACGATCTTCAAGGCGCACGGATTCAGCGAGGGCGCTGCGCTCAACCTGCTCAACTTCCTGGGAATGCGCGTGGCGCACTACGAAGATAGGAAGAAATAGCATGGGCATCCTCGGCATGGGCGTCGGGAACTACGGGAAGAAGTGAGGTAACGCATGGCAACCATGATTCAGGGATTCATGACCACTTGGGGTTCCGCCAGCTCGGACGCGGCGGCCGTGCGAACAATCGCGGATGAATCGCAGCTATGGACTGGAGGTTACAGCGGCCTGATTGGCAATGACCCGACCAACTTCGGGCATTTGGGCGAGCGCGTCGCCACGCCGAACGAAACGTACAAAGCGTTCAATACGGCGTCAGCGTTCGCCATGCTCGGCTTCGAGGGGCGCGGAATGCAGGGTGGCGTTGGATCGCGCTGGGGATTCAGGACGGCCGGAAATGCCTCTGTCGCCCGGATCTACATTGGAAGTTCCGTCATCCTCCTCGAAGTCGGAGGATCGACCGTCGCGACGTACACCCACGGGCTGGTGAATACGACCTATTACACGGTTGAATTCGCATATGGAACCTCTGGCGGAAACGTAAGGAGCGAGGTGCGACTCAACGGGGCGCGTGTCCCGGCGCTCACGACGGACAACTTCACGGCGGCCACGGGCCAATCTGCCGGCGCGCTCTCATCGTCGATCGCGGCGGGCGCTGGCGGCACGGCCGCCATGTCGCGCGCGATGATGAATGAGGGAACGCAGGCTTCTCCGGTTCTCTACTACTGGTGGCAGAAGAACCACTCCGCGCTTTGGACTACCGTTCCGAGCGGCGGCACGGCATTCGTCGATCAATCGGACTTCCTCGGGATCAAGAAGAAGTACCTGCTCGTCCCGAACTCGATTGCGGCCCCATTCAACGCCTACAACGTTGGCGGCGGAACGGTCGGCGGGGCGAACTGGACGAACGGCGCGGGCACGCACCCGACGAACCTTGCGGATGCCCCGATTGACGACACGCTCTACGTCCAGAATCAGAACGACGGTGGAGGAGCGGACGTTGCCGGGAACATTCTCGGGCAGGGATACACGGACCTCCCGGCGGCGGCTACCCGCGTGGGCTGGGTGCAACGGACATGCTGGGCGCGGACGTTCCAAGCTGGAAGCTCCGGGATCCTCGCGCGCTCGGGGATTCGTTCGGGCGCTGCGGACACGCCCGCAAGCACAAACTTCTTCGACTACTCGCTGGCGAACGCCCCTTCGTTCGGGCAGACGTATTCACCTGGGCTGCAACAAGGCGCGGGCGACGGCAATACCTCTCTCTATTATCCGAGACAGGGGCACCTCGCGCAGTTCACCACGGGCGGGACGGATGTCTGGAGCGTTGCCACGGTCAACGCGATTCACGGCCTATTCGAGTCGGTTGACATCCTCTAGGGCGGGATGGCGACTCGCCTCTACTTCGATAACGTCGCGCTCCCGGTAGCTACCTGGAACGGGTCGAGTTACGCGGTCCCTCCGATCTCGTCTAGCTGGACGGGTGCGGATGATCACGGCAACGGCCAGAGTGGTGGGATAACGGCGGAGGCTCGCCGGCTCGTCGTCACCCGTTCCAGCACCACCCTCACGCCGATCGTTCGCACGTTCGATTCGGCGGATCACCTCGTGGCCGGGAACGCGCTATCGCGCCGGTACGTCAGCGATCCGCTCACGGCTCAGAGCATCCCCGCGCAGACGGTTTCACTCCAGATTCAGGGATCGGAACTGCGCGCGGCCGACGACCAGTTTCTAACGTGGAAGCTGTTTCTCGTCGATTCGGCTGGCGCGGCCGTCGCCAGCGGGACGCTCGTTTCGTTGCGCGTCGATGGAACCGAGTTCACAACAACGCTCACGAATCGCGGCGACTCACTAACGTCAACGTCGGTATCGGCCCCGCTGAATAGTCGCCTCTGCCTGGAGATCGGTTCAAGCGGCACGCCGAGCTTGGCCGTCCAGATCAACGGCCACAACACGACGCTCCAATTCGGAGACGCTGGAACTGGCGATCTCCCGGTTGACGATACGACAACGGGATCGACGCTTCGCCCGTGGCTCAACCTCGCCACGACTACGCTCTCGTTCGTCCCCGTCAACGTCCCGGCGCTTCGCCTCACTCAAGACACCTTCGAGGGCCTCTACGACGATGGAACAACTGGCGTCGGTACGCTGCGATTCACGCAGGACACGTTTGAGGGATTGATCGCCGTTGGCGGAGGAGCCGATGCCGAGCTGCACTTCACCCAAGATACGTTCGAGGGACTTTACGATGAAGTCCCCGTCAACATCCCGCGCATCTTCGTCACGCAGGACACAATTGAGGGGCTGTGGGATGAAGGCGATGCTCCGCCGCCGGAAGAGGAGCAGCCGACGAGCTGCCCCGAGGGGCTTGTGCAAACGAGCCGCTCCGTCGCAGGACAGATTACCGTGACCGCGCCCGATGCTGGATTGATCGGATGGACGATGGCCGCCAAGGGCCAGATAGGATGCGATTAGATGAGTGAAGTTGATGTCACCCGAGGCACGATCGACGAGGACGTTGCCCCGTACTTCTTCTGGCGCTGGGTCGATGGATTCGGGGTAGCGTTCACGCGCGCGAGCGTGCTGGCGAACGGGATCACGCTCCGCGTCTACGACCTGTCCGCCGACGATCCAAACACGGCCGTTCTCACGCTCTCAAGCCTTGATCCGACGAGCACGACGAGCGCGAACGGGCGAACGCTCATGTACGACACGCTCCAAACGGACGGATGGAGCGCCGACCGTACGGGCTACAACGCTTTCTATCTCCCGGACATCTCCCAGCTTGACTCGGGATCGGCCTACGGCGGGCGCGTGCTTCGCTGGGAGTTCGAGGCGCAGCTAGCATCGACGCTCGGATCCGGGATCGCCATGAAGGCGTTTGAGACCAAGATCAGGGCGCGGAAGTCTGGCTAGGATCGCTCTCCATCCTCGGCCACGCGGGCGGCTCGATGCGCGGACCGAACCAAATCACGGCGTCCGCGCAGTCGTAGTGGACCGACTCATAGCCATAGAACCCCTCGGTCCAATGGTCGTCGTCGTCTACCTGGACAACCGAGGCGAGCGTTTCTCCAGCCCAATCAATGCGCGCGTGGTAGATGCCCGGCTCATTCGGCGCTTCCCTGCTCCAGCTCACGGCTTCCCATCCCTCGCGATGAGCGCGCAGGCTTCAATCCAAGACATGCGCGCGACCTCGACGGTCGTCGTGCCGATGAAGTAGTCGCACGCTTCGCGCAGGAGGAGGAGGCGAGCGCGCGAGACCATCGTCTCCCATTCGCCTTTCGTCGGATAGGCAGCCCAGCTCACGGCGCGGGCTCCGGGGCGGGGTCGCCGCGAAGGGCTGGCTCGAACGCCTCGCGCAGCCCAGCCTCTAGGTCGTCTTGTGTCCAGTCGCCGAACGTCCAGCCTTGGAAGTGACGCATCCACGCCCGCAGCCGCAGCACCTCGCGGGCTAGGGCGGGCTCGCGTTCACGCGCTGCCCCGAACCATTCCAGGTTTCTCCGCGCGGCGTCGCGTCTCGGCATCGGGCCGCCCTGTTCCTCGAACCACGGCACGGATAGCTCGAACGGCAGCGTCGTTTTCTCGGCATCCTCCAGCGCCGCCCTCGCCAGAGCCTCGATGTCCTGCTCGCTCATCGCTTCCTTTCGAGCGGCGGCCTGCCCCGCCTTCCCGGCCTCCACTTCCGATACCCCTTCCTCGCCCTCCGCGTCGTCCGGTCCTTCTTGAGACACCAGGAGCACTTAGCCTTAGATCCCTTGGCGAGCGGGCGCGCCCCGCAGCACGAGCACAGCCCCTTGGCTACCTTCGCGCGCATCCAGGCCAGTTGTCTCGATTCGGGCGCGCTCAAGACTTGGCCTCCTCTGCGTGGCGGCGGTCGCGCTCGCGCAACATGAGGGCGGCGATGGCGTAAACGTCCGTCGCTTCAACGGTGTAGCGTTCACCTAGGCCGTCGTAGTAGACCACTTTCGGCAGCGCCGCCAGCGCCGCCTTGTCCAAGAAAGCTCGTCTCTCGGCGGCTACGGAATCGGGGTAGAGCGGCCCCAGCACTAGCTTCTCTTTGTCGGTCATGGGAATGGAGCCTAGCGGGCCGGGGGCGGGCGGGCGAGGGGGAAACCGGAATTTCCGTTGACGCGGCGGGATGGGGTGCCGATACTCCTGGGGTCGGACGGCCATCCCGAGGCAATACCGCCCCGGCCATCCCGCCCGACGAAGGAAAGTCCGATGACCGAGAATGCCGTATCTCACCCCGCCGAGCTGTCCGCCGCTACCCTGGAGGCCGTTGTTGTGGGGGGCGACCTCGCGCGGCTCAATCCAGCGCAGCGGCTCGAATACTACTCCGCGCGCTGCCGCGCCGCTGGCCTCGATCCAGCCGCGCAGCCGTTCCAGTACATCAACCTCAATGGGAAACTCACGCTCTACGCCTCCAAGGGATGCACGGATCAGCTCTCGCGCGTCCACGGGATCAAGGTGGAGATCGTCTCGCAAGTGACGGAGATGGAGCTTCGCGTGGTCCACGTTCGCGCTTCGACGCGGGACGGGCGCGCAACCGACGAGATCGGAGCCGTGTCCGTGAAGGGGCTCGGGGGAGAGGCGCTCGCCAATGCCATGATGAAGGCCGTCACGAAGGCGAAGCGCCGCGCGATCCTCTCCATGTGCGGGCTCGGGATGCTCGACGAGACGGAGACGGAGACGATCCCCGGAGCGCGCACGGCAAACCTGGAGCAGCTCCACGCGGATCCCGTGTGGGATCGCAAGCCGCAAACCCCGGACGGACAAGCAGGACTCCCGCTTGCTGCGGATCTACACACCAAGCAACCCAGATCCGTCCGGGGCGTTCCCATCACCATTCCCGAGTCGTGGGTCGGGATGCGCTCGTTCCCGATCAAAGGCAAAGGTCCATACGCGAAGCTGACCTGGGCCGAGGTCGATACCCAGCCCGATCCGTCGCCGTTCACGGAATGGCTGGAAGCCGGCGTGAATCAGATCCTCATCGCACACAACAAGGCGAAGGATGAGGGGCGGCCGAACGTTCCGCTTCCGGCCGCGCAGCGCGCCCTGCTTGCCTGGGAGCGGCTCCTGGAGCGACGTTCTGGCGTCGAATCTACCTGCCCGCTGACCGAGGAAGAGATGGCCGCCGCTGATCGTGAATCCGATGGAGAGCCGTCATGAGCGGGCTGGCCCTGTATGCCTTGGGGGACCAGTATCAGCGTCTCCAGGAAATGCTCGCCGCTGGCGAGGTCGATGATGCCACGTTCGCCGACACGATGAAGTCCCTTGAGGGCGACATCACCACGAAGGTGGACAACATCGCGGCCGTTCTCCGAACGATGGAGCTTGAGGCGGACGCTTTCCGCCTGGAAGAGGTCCGCCTAGCCGAGCGCCGCAAGGCATCGGAGGCGAACCGGGAGCGCCTGCGCCGCTACGCAATGTTCGAGCTGGACGAAATGGGGCTCCGAACGATCAAGGGGCCGCGCTTCTTCGTGAGCGTCCAGGACTCAACCCCGAAGGTCGTCGTGGACGACGAGCAGAAACTGCCCGAGGACTTCTGGAAGGAAACGCGGACGCTCGACAAGGCCGCGATCTCCACCGCCCTCAAGGCCGGAACCGAAGTCCCCGGCGCGCACCTAGAGCAAGGGCGCTCTTTGCGGATCAAGTAGAGCGCCGCCACGCTCCCCCAGCGGGCCGCCAAGCGACTTCCGGACAGCTTGGCGGCCCGCATCTCAACCGATCGTCCGGCACGGAGACCAAATGAAACTGTTTCAAGTGGCAATGATCCTGACCCCGACAGACAAGGAGGCCGAGAGCGGCGCGAGCGTCCAGCTCATCATGGATCCGACCTGGAAAATGGCCCCGTCCGATCAGGCTGCGGCGATGCTCGCGGGCCGCGACCTGGACGCGAAGTACCTGGACAAGATGGACCGGATCCAGGTGCTCGTTCGCCCTTTCTGACCGGCCCCCGTCCAGGGGGCGAGGCGCAGGCTGAACTCAAGGCCAAGCTCGCCAAGAAGCATGGACGCGCTCCGGTTGAGGAGTTTCCCGTGGCGATGGCTGGAGGATGGGTTGGAAATCCACTTCCGGTTTACACCGCCATCACATCGAACCCAACAACTTCGTCCAGCTTCAATCTCGCGCAGGTTCGATAGCTAGGGTCGATTCAGCGGGCCGCTCCGTCCTGGTGAGGGATGGGGCGGCCTGCGCCTTTTCCGTGCGCCCTAGCGCATCCTGCGCGGCCACGGGGGGAGCAGCGGGGAAGCTCCGGGGAAATAGGGATTCCCACCCCGTAGAAATGCGTAGGGCGGCCCTTGCGAGCCGCCCCAGCCGGGGGTAGGGTGCCCCCTAGTAGTCAAGCAGGCGCGAGTATAGGGGCTCCAGCGCGCCGATCAAGGAAGATCCGCATAGCGCGCATCGAGCCCGGTCTGATGGGCTGCAACGTCCCCCGTCCCGATGGGTCTGGCCGGGGTCAGCGCCGAGAGGCGCTCGCGGAGACAACGGCTACCGCGCAGCTGGCGAAAAGGTGCAACCAGTTACCCGACTGACAGCCCGACCGACGGCGAGGGTGCTCTAACGGGGTCTCCAAATGGAGGCCCCTTCCCTGCCACCGCTCCCTCGGCTCAGGTGCTACGGTCGGACTTGAAGCCTCCCGCGCCGCGCCCCTAGGCGCGAGCGCGTCTCCTCCCCCCGTCCCAGCGAAGCGGAGTCCCATAGAGCTAAGCCCGAGCGCGTAGCGCGATGGGATCAGATCTGCACCGCGTCGGGCGGCAGCTCGGGCAGATCGTTCGGGTTGTATCCGGGCGAGTCGAGCAGGACGCGGTAGCGTTCCCCGCCGACGACTACCTCTTCCGGACCGACCCAGCAGCCTTGGACGTGGATGCGCTGGCCGATCCGCTCTCCCCACCGCTCGTGTTTGAGGGTGTGCCAGCAGGCGCGGCGGCGGTGTCCGACTTTGAGCGTGCGGCCGGCGTTCTCGGGATTCGGGAGCCGGAACGTGCGCTCCATCGCCTTCTGCGACATGACGATGAATCGCTCGCGGAGATGGGCCGGGATCTGCGCTCCACGCTGGATTCTGTGCGCGATCTCTGGAGATTTCTTCACGATCCAGTTCGCCGGCTGGAGAGCCCACCACATGTCGTCCAATGTGGTGGTGAAGTTCATAACGAGAGGGCTGACGTTTTTACCGAGAGGGCCACCGCCTTGAAGACGCCGGAAGTTTCCAATGTCGAGCAGCATGTCTGCTAGGGTTTCGTCACGGTAAATGGTGACGACACGGCCAAGGGTGACGGCCACGGCCGAGTCGGCCATCACGTCTATCTGGTATGTCGCGGGGCCGCGATATCGCATCTCTGGGTGCATCGAGACGATAATGCACGAGCGCGGGTCGCTCTCGATCAACATGCACTCGGCGGCCACGAAGGTTGTGCTTTCAAGGCCGATCTCGCTTACCCGACGATGAATGAGTGTAGCGCCCGTGGCATGGCGAACGATCACCGTTGGAAACGGCATGAAAAAGTGGGCCGCCATGTCGTCGGCTATTGTCAGCCGGTTTGCCTGCCACCAAGCAAAGCGTTCCTCGAAGTGTTCTCGGAGATCAAAGATGGCCGCATCCATGATGAGGGGAACGAGGTGCCGAAATCTATCGCGGGCTGCCGTTGCGAGGGCGTCTATCGGGTCGATCACGGACGCCATGCTGTCACTTGACAGGCCCCTCCGTCAAGGGGTAGGTTCCCAGCCATGAGGACGATCACGATTCGCAAGCCGCGCTGCCCGACGCGCGGGCACGGCCGCAAGCCCGTCCACGCCCTGGGCGTCTGCTCAACGTGCTATCAGAGGAAGCGCCGAGCCAGGAGGAAGCCATGACCGCCCTCCGCGCCTGCCCCAACTGCCACCGCCTGATGGAGCGCAAAGCCTGGGAGAGCGAGGCGCAGTACGCGCGCCGGGTTTTCTGCTCGCGCGATTGCAGCAAGGCCGGAAGCCGTTGGGTGAAGCCGATGGTTCGGTACGGGCGGGAGGGGAAGCCGTGAAGCGGAAACACCACGATGACGCGGAGAGCCGAATCGTGAAGGCCTGCACAAAATGCGGGTGGTCTGGTCCACTTTCTGGATACCACAGAAGCCGCGCAACAAAGGATGGGCACCTGTCGTGGTGCAAGCCGTGTATGCGCGAGAACGCAATCAGGTGTAGGAACAGGAATATTGAGAAGTGGAGGGCTCACGATAGAGAGCGGGCAAAACTTCCAGAGAGGAAGGCCGCCGACTATCAGGCAACGAAGAAAAAGCGCGCGTCCAAGCCGCTTAGGTTCAGGGCGCATTGGACCGTGGCGAATGCGCTTCGAAGCGGAGAGCTTGTGCGCTCCCCCTGCGAGGTTTGTGGGGCCGCCGAGGTGGACGGCCACCACGACGACTACTCCAAGCCGCTCGATGTCCGATGGCTATGCCGCACGCATCATTGCGAACACCACACGCGAGAGGCGGCAGCCAAGCGTGCCGCCGGAAGCGTCCTCCCTTTCCACGAGGCCAAGCCATGACGAAGAGATACGCCCCCGAGGATCCCCCCGACGACCTGGGGATGTTCGCAGCGATGGATCGGCTGTTCGATGCAATCGAGTTCGACCCGCCCGGCCCGCATAGCGGCGAGATCCTCAATCCGCCCGGCCTGACGATGGAGAAGATCCAGCGTCTATATGAGCCGTTCGTGCGCGGCGAGCTGGACACGCCGCCGGCGCCGCCCGCTCCGTACTTGGACGCATCCGGCGCGCCCCCCGTACTCGGCTCAACCTACTCCGAGAAGCTGGACGGAGCCCGCCTCGGGGCGCAGTTCCTCCGCGTCCGCTCCATCATGGACGAGGGGGCATGGCGGACGCTCCGGGAGATCGCGGCGGAGACGGGCGACCCGGAAGCCTCGATCAGCGCCCGCCTTCGGGACCTACGCAGGGCTGGCTACGTCGTGGAGCGGCGGCGGCGCACGTCCAGCCTGTGGGAGTACCGCGCCGAAAGATCCAAGAAAGTCCCTTGACGCGGCCCGCGCCAGCCGATACTACTGGGGCAGGAGGTCAGAGAGAGCCATGAAGTGCAGTCAAAGAGGATGCGTGAACGAGGCGCAGTTTGCCAAGGCCGGCGAGGAGCAAGCGTGGTGCGAGGGGCATTCCCCGATCCACATTCCCCCGCTCCATGATCTGGACGAGCTGCCGATCGGAGGGTGGTGGCACGTTGATTCTCTCGTGAAGTGCGAGAGCTGCGAGGTGTGGGGGTGCGAGGACGAGATGAAGACGTGCCGAGGATGCAGCGAGCGGTCGCATGATGCGTGCATCGCGGCCTCGGGGCGGTGCGGTGCGTGCCGCGAAGGTGCGGACATGCGTGCGGCGCGGGATCATGCGCGGGGGAGCTACCGATGAGCCTGGACGCGACGACCAAGGAACTGATCGAGGCGGCGCTGGTGCTGCGCGACTACTGCGGACCAGTCGGAAATCACGACTGCCCTTGGAATCGATTGCATGAGAAGGCCGACGCATATCGTCGCGCCCATCCCCCCGGCGTCCCTGCGGATCCCGCGCCCGCCCTCACTCCGGAGCAGGAGGCGAGGGTGCGCGTGGTTGCCGATGAGGTAGCGTGCAGCATTCTCAAGGCGCACCTGAGCGTCTCTCACAAGCCCATTCTGGAGAAGATCGCCGCCCTCGAATCCCGCCGCGACCCGCCCGAGCTGGCGGAGCTGCGGGAGGCGGGCGAGGAATGGGCGGATCAGTTCGGCCTTGATGTCGTCCGCGACTTTCCTCCGAAGGCTAAACGTCTCTACCGCGCCATCCGCGCCGAGTCCGCCGCCCGACGCGCGGGGAAGGAGACATCGTGAGCGGACCCGCCGAACTGGAATGTTGCGACGACTGCTACCACGACGGAGAGATCGCTCCCGGCGATTGGTACGAGGAGTTCGACGCGCGGCTGTGCGAGTCGTGCGTGGTCGGATACAGGGCCGACGCCGAGCAGTTGAGGCGCGAAGAGATCGCCCGCGTGGCCGCTCTCTCCCCGCCGGAGAGGGAGGGGGAGAAATGAGCCGAATAAAGGAGCCTCCGGTTGATCGTGGAATAGTGAAGTGCGTGCTATCCGACGCGCTCAACAATCTGACGGAGTACGGGTCAGACAGCTACGTAATAAACGAGGCGTTGTGTAGCCAGCTTTCCGGCTACGGACAGCGCGCGGTTGTCGCCGCATGGGATCATGTTTGCGCCACCATCAAGTCGGATGGTCTAGGCCGCTGGTGTTCGGAACATAGCCTGGAAGATCAGAAGAGGGCGCTCGCTTCGGCCTTGCGCTCCGTGATGAGGGTCTCCCCATGACTTCCCCCACCCCGCCCCCGCAGCGTCCCGAGGACTCGGCGCTGGACCGAGTGCTCCAGGTCTACATCGAGTACCAGATCACGCCGGACGGACAGATCGGCAACGCTGCGCGGAAAACAATCGACGCCGCCCGCGAGGAACTGCGCAGGCTCCACTTCCTCAAGGACGCGGCGCTCTCCGGCGCGATGGGCGGACAGATCGAACTCCATGCTTTCCGCCGTCGCCTGGACGCGGCCGAGGCGAGGGCGAACGAAGCCGAGGAACTTCTGATGGATTACATGGACCCGATGGATGCGCCACCGGAAGATGCCGCGCGCTGGGAGAAGATCAAGGCCGCTCGCGCCGCGCTGCGAAAGGAATCACGATGACGAAGCTGCTTTATGCGTTTGGGTCGCTAGGGCTCGGGATGTTGGTCGCTGCCTTTCTGACCGCGATGCACGCCGACTTCTGGGTGATGATCTTCGCTTGCTCTGGGGCCGGGATCTTGTGGTCGAGCTATTGGGAACTTCGCGAGGAGCAACGCCGATGACCACGATCCGCGAGATGGCGGAGAAAGTGTTGGTTGACGACAAGGATCCCCGAATCGTCGGCCCGACAGAGAACGAAGTTGCCCTCGCCCGCGCCGTCATCACGCTCTCGGCGAGGGTGGAGGAGCTGGAGAAGGCGCTGGCTCTCGTGAAGGCTGCGGCGCGAAGGCTGCGCAATGCTGCCGATGGCGCTGCCTGGGACAAGAATACGTCAGCGATGGACGAAGCCGAGAGGCTGGACGGGGCACGATTGCACGCCCGCTGGGGCGAGCTGTGCGACCTTCTGCGAATTGAGGATCGCCCGTGGATGACTCGACAACGCTCCCTCGTCGCCCTCGTCGCCGAGGAGGTTGCGAAGGAGCGGGAGGCGTGCGTGAAGCTCTGCTACGAGATCAGGAAGCCACCCGCTGAGAACGCATACGATCGTGGGTGGAACGGCGCAGCCGACACGATTGAACGCGCCATTCGTTCCCGGAGCGCGCCATGACCAAGCCCAAGACGGTGACGGCGGAGGAGCGGGCGCGCAGGCTCGTGAACGTTGAGGAGCTACACAGCCCGCGGCGCTGGGCAATCTACGTTCAAGACCATCGAGGCGATCCGATCTTCGCCGACGATAGCTGTTCAAGCGGACAGCTCGCGCGCGGCGTTGCGTATAAGGCGATTCGCGCCATCGCCCGCGAGATCCGAGCCGCCGTCGCCGCCGACCGATCGGCCCGGAAGAAGCAGAGGGGGAAGTAGCATGACCGACACCGACTACTCGAAGGCGCTGGAGACGTGGAAGCGGAACCGAATGGACGCGGACGGCATCTACAAGACGACGCTCGCGCATGAGGAGGTCTGCTTCCGCGCGGGCTTCCTCGCGGCGCTGAAGCTGGCGGAGGAGAAGATGCCGAGCGAGCGGCTTGAGGACACCGACGCAGCCCCATGGGAGCGCAATCAGATCGTCGGTTGGAATGAACTGCACCGAGGGATGTCCGAGCGCCTCGCCGCATTGAAAGCCGGTGCCGCATGACCCCGCCCAAGACCGTCCGCGTGCGCGTGTGCGTCGTGGTGGATGATCGCGGTCGCTACAATGCCTGCGGCTGGAATGGAGCAGACGACGAAATGCTCCGCATCACCACGCAGGACGGCTTTGATCCGCATGACATTCCGATTCGGTGTGAGCACGTCCGCTTCATCGAAGCCGACGTTCCCCTCCCCGAGCCCGAAGGCGAGACGATCGAAGGAGAGGTGACGAGTTGAGCGACCCGTTGAAGTGGAAGCCCTACGTCGTGGAGATGCGCCTGCGGTGGTGGCGCGCGTACGAATCCTGCAACGCGCGCGTGTCCCAAGGCGTTCATGCCGAGAACGAGGCGCACGCCGTTGCTCGCGCGACCGATCGCCTCCGTGAGTGGTTCCGAGGCGTCATCGAGGGCGCGGAAGTGAAGGAGGGATATCTGGCATGACCATCGACGAAGCGCGAGATCGAGTCGTGGAGGCGGCGCGGCGCATTTACACCACCGGGAGCATCCACTCCATTGAGTCGGGCGACTACATCGCGCTGCGGGATGCGATTCGCGCCCTCGACGCCCTCGCCTCATCCCCAGCGGACACGCCCGCCCCGGCCGCGCTCACCGAGGAGAGGGTGCGGGAAATGATCGACCGCGAACTCGACGACTACGGGCTTCGTCGCGGCCTCTCACCGGCCACTATCGAGCAGCGCTTGAACGGTCATTTTCAGCGCATCATCGCCATTGAGGCGAAGCTCGCCGCCCTCGAAGCCGCGCTCACCGAGGAGCGGATTCGGGAGAGGATCCATGAGGCAGAGCTGGCCGTTCACGCGCGACTGGACATCGCCCACGATGGGTTCGACAAGCGCCTTGCCGCGCTCGAAGCGAAGGTGGTGAATCTGCGCGGCGGCTGGACGGACGCGGAGATCAAGGCAGCGTCGTTCGTCAAGCTGACGCCAGGACAGGTTCGCTTCTTCGACGAGCAGGGAGAGATCAAGCCCGCGTCGGCGACCCCCTGGAGCGCGGAGGCGGCGCTGGAGCACCTGTTCTATGCTTACGGCGGAACGCGGGACGCTACGCACTCTTCGCACCCCACAGCGGCGCTCCTCTCCGAACTCCGCGCCGCGAGGGAGGCGGGGATCAGGGAGGCGATCGAGCGACTCAAGGAGGACGCGGGCAATCACGGAGAGGAAATCCCTCACACGCTCGCCGCCATCCGCGCGCTGCTGCCGAAGGACGCTAACACCGAAAGGAAACCATGAAGAGGCCGACGCACCGCATCGTCATTCACAAGACCGGGAAGTATTGGACATCGACGATCTACTCGGGGAAGAAGATCCTTTGGTCGTCCACCTCGCAGCTATACTCCAGGAAAATTGACGCCGTGCGCGCGGCCAAGCGTTTCTGGTCGATGGCGGCGGCGGGGCGAATCGAGATCGTTTCATGATCCACATCCCGGCAATCCCGACGATCCCGCTTCTCTGGTCCGAGTCCTGGACGCGCGGATCCGCAGAGCCCGATCGTTGGACCGCGACGCGCAAGGCGCTGTCCGGCGTCGTCACGCATGAAGTGGAGTTCTCGAACGCGAGCTTCTACCCGACGATCAAGGGCTCGGCCGCGTTCTCGTGCGCCGTCGAAGTGGACCCTCCGCGCGGATACGTTCTCGTCGCGGACTGTGATCGTCCGCTCCCGAGCGTGTGGTGGCCCATGCACGCGGCGATGCGGAGGTTCGCGCTGTATCCGAAGGACAGGCCCGATCTTCGCCCGGAGGCGGAGCGAGCTGCGCGCGGGACCTACGACCTGAAGAAGTGGCGGCGTGGTCGGCTCGCCTACGGCGCGTGCAACACGCCGCTACCGGATCTCTCCGTGAACCAAGCCGCCTCGGAAGCCTTCAAGGTCTCCGGTTGGCTCTCGCATCTCCGCACGATCCTCGCCTCGACTACGGGACTCACCGGAGGGATCGAGGACAGCGAGGACGGCATCTACATCCGCAAGGACGGCTGGGTGCCGTGGGGGATTCCTGATCGCGGAGCGCCGGCCGGATCGGGGATCTTCTTCTACACGGGCTGGGAGCAAGCGCCCGACTCGCCCGCGTATTCATGGCTCAAGGCCGTCTGCTGCTACGAGCGATCGTGGAGCGCCTACGATCGTTCCACGGGCAATCCGATCACCGTCTACAACTACGGCGACCCAGGCCCGATGTATCAAGCTGGAACGGGCGATCCAAACAACGGTTGGCTTCCCGAGTTCGTCGGCGTTGCGCCCTGGCCCGAGCCGCTTCCGCTTCCCTACGACGCGAGCCACTCCATCCGAGGATTTCGTGACCTGATCTTCCTCTCGGAGTGCATGGACTCGCCCGCCGTGAAGCGGATGCTGCGAACCGTCGCAGCGCAATTCCGCTTGCAGTACAGCGATCGAGGCCCGCACCCGAGCGGCGGCTACACGCCCCCGGCTCTCCGCACCTGGCTCAGCTGGGCGCGCAACGCACCGCACAACGGCCACTTCGGCCAAGACACGGGCCGCATGATCGGCTGGCCGGCTGCGATCATCGCGCAGTCGATCAAGCGCGCGGGCGCGCAGGAGAACAAGCCGTGGGCCGCGATGCTCGCGGAGTTCGTGGAAACGGCGACGATGCCAAATGGGATCCTTTCGCGCTGCGACGAGCAGAATCCCGCGAGCGTCTGGTACGACCCGGCCAATTCAACGGCGCACTCATTCGAGGTGCCGATTCTGTGGAACGGCGCAATCGGATGTTCCACCTACGGCGTGCGCCCGATTGCGAATCCACAGCGGTTCGCGGAGTGCCTGTATGAAGAGGCTCCGCTGTTCCCCTATTACGGCGGCGTCGGTCCACCGCAGTACGCCTACGTCGCCGCTCGCGGTGGATCTCCGTATCCGACCGTGACGAGTGGGAAGAACGCGGGCCAGCCCAACTCGGGCGACAGCTCACACGTTCACCACGGATGCACGCTCGCGGCCGTCGTGAACCCGGCCGATCACCAGCGATGGATCGACGCAGCGCAGCGGATCAATCCCAACTTCTCGGACCCGAGAGGGAGCGCCGGAATCGTAGCGCAGGTGCAGCGTGCGTAGCTCCCTTGAGGCGCTGTTCGCCGCGCAGCTCAAAGCGGCTGGGCTCGTGTTCAAGAGCGAGGTCCCGTTTGCCGAGCATGTCGGCAGGAAGTGGCGTGCGGATTTCCAGGTGTGGGCCGGTGCGATCGATCATCTTCCCGACTACAGCCGCGTCCGCCCAGAGCCGATCATGGTCGAGATCAACGGCGGAACGTGGATCAACGGTCGGCACAACACGGGCGCTGGCTCCGAGCGCGACATGGAGAAGGCGAGCTATGCGGCGGCGCTCGGCTGGCGCGTTCTCCAGCTCACGGCCAAGATGGTCGAGGACGGAACCGGGCTCGCGCTCGTTGAAGCGGCTCTGGGCCTCCGCGCCGTCCCCGTGAAGGCGAAGAAGCCGCGAAGGAAGAAGGTGAAGGGGTGAGTCGCTCGAAACCCGAGGTTGGCGGCAAACCCGTTCGCGTGAACCGCAAGCACTTGGAGATGCTCAAGCCGGGCTGCATCGACAAGATCCGTTCGCGGATCGCCGAAGACGAACGCGGCGGGGCCTACATTCAGGAGTCCGTGCTGACCTCGCGCGGGATGCTCTTCCTGTGGTTCGAGCGCGAGCCGCCCTACGCACTTCTCGGAACGAGACTTGATCCATGAAGCGCTCCGCCCCCATGAAGCGCACGCCGCTCCGCGCCCGCGTGAAGCCCAAGCTCACACACGAAGAAAAACTCGTGCTCTACAACAAGCTGGTCAATCGGATGTTGGCTAAGGCCGGCCGGCAGTTAGAGGATGTGCTATGGCACGTCCCGAAGCGCCGCTCCCGCCTCAAGCCCATCGGAGCGGTGAAGGCGCGCGAGAAGCCCGCTATCGTCGCCTTCCGAGAGCGGCTCATGGAGCGGGCTGGGGATTCCTGCGAGCGTTGCGGCTGCAAGGTCGGAGCGGGGCGGCTAGAGCCGCACCACCTGGTCCGCCGCGCCCGCTGCGTCGGCTGGCAGGACCGCCACTCGCCAGAGTTGAACGGTCTAGGCGTCTGCTCGCCATGCCACCGTTCCCTTACGTTGGACCCCGTGGACATCGGCGGGCCTGCGGAAGGGGCTTCCAGGCGGGCTCATGCGGCTTTCGAGGTCTGGCGGGCGGAAAGGTCCATCTTTTTCCGTTGACAGGTTCAGAAAGGGGCTCTACCATCCGAAGTAGTCAATGGCTCGCCGATGGTGGTGGGCCGAGAAAGAGAGATCAGAACATGGCAACGATCAGCCTCGAACACCTGAGCCGAAACGGACAAACGACCGCGAAGGTTGGGGACCCCTGCACCCTGCTCCTTTACTCCGACTCGCACGCGGCGACGGTCGCGTGGGTCTCGCCTTCTGGCAAGACGATCAAGGTTCAGCGCGACCGCGCGACTCGGATCGACCGCAACGGCCAGAGCGAGGATCAGCAGTACCTGTACGAGCGAGACTCGGATGCGACGATCGACACCTACCGATTCTCGGAGAAGAACGGATGGGTGAACCGGACGCTGGCGGCGACGCGGTGCCTCGTCGGCACGCGCCGCGAGTGGCGGGATCCGACCTTCTAACTCCGAGCCGTGAAAGAGAGAGCCATGAAGACCGAAGTGAAGCCCAAGACCCTCGCGCAAGAGCTGAGGGAGACGGGAACGGGACTCGGAGAGCGCGCGGCGGCGGCAATGGAGCGTAAGGACCGCGCGCTCCGCGAGCTGCTCGAAATGGTCTACTCGGAGGCGTCGGACTTCGATCACGCGCTGGCGCATGAGGAGTGCATGGGTGCCGCGAAGCATCAGGCCAATCTCGCCCTCCGCGCCGGCCAGGAAGGCGGTGCGTGACCATGCGCCTCACCATTTACACCGCCGGGGATCCTTCGGTCGGCATCCAAAATGATGAGGTCTACATCGACTTCGGAGACGGATCGGATCCTACGGACGGCGACCGCTCGGAGCGGCAACGCCTCGCATCCTCCATGATCGAGGCGCTCGCTCCCTACCTGGACGGCAAGCCCCGCGCTCGCTTCGATGACGAATGCGAGGATTGCGGCGGGATCGGCGGCCACGATCGCCTGTGTGACGGATCGGGCGAGGAAATCCGCCTGGACGCATCGGGCTCGTGGAAGAGGGGTGCGTGATGGATCAGTTCCTACCCGAAGGCTGGCGGTTCATCATCGGCGTTGGCGTTGGATCCGCCTGCGCGGTCGGATTCGTGGCGCTCGGCGTGTGGGATCTATCACGGAAAGCGAGGAGGTAGTCATGGAGCCCTTCGACGAACTGGCGAACGACATGGACGGATGGCGTGATAGGCGCGCCGGCCTCAACGCGAATGCCGCAGCCGCCCACGCCCGGATCGACGCCGCCACAAAGCGCGCGTACCGAACGGCGCTGGACGCGGAGGATGAGCTGGCGGAGCCGGACATGCTCCCGACAACGGACCCGCGCCTCCGCCAAGCCTGCGAGGCTCTCATGGACCTCATCGAAGCCTGCCGCGACGCCTACAATCTGGGGCGCATCCCATCCGAGCCGTTCGTGCGCGCCCGCAACGTGCTCGCGGAGATCACGAAGCCATGAGCGAGCAACAGAACTTACTGGCCGAGACCCGCGAGGCGCTCGCCAACTACTTCCGAAAGCCGGAAGAAATCATCTTCATCGGTTCGCGGCGATCCGGCCACGAATGCACATGGGCTGAGTTCGAGCGACTCGCGGATACAGGCTATGATGCGGGCTACGGGGCACAGGAAGTTGCCAGCGATCTTGAGATTGCATTCTCGGATGGAGCCACGATGCACCGCTCCGAATACGACGGATCTGAGGCGTGGGTCTATGCGCCTACATTCGAGCGAGCGGTCGCAGGCGGGCCGAAGCCAATCCAATTCTTGACCGTGCATCAGGCCAGCGCGGCCGGAAGGCGTGTGTCGTGTGGGTGGGAATCGCTCGCCGACCTAAACAACGCGTAGCCCACCCCATGAAGCTCGACCACGCCGACCGCCTGCCTTTCTACGCGATCGTAGGGGCCTCCACGCTCGCGCTGCTCGCCGCCCTGGCCCTTCTCCTCATACGGCTCTGGAGGCCCGTCCACGAGGCCCTAGGCGCTCTGTAAACCCACCCGGAGAAAGCGGCGATGCCTCAAGGGCTCTCTCTCTTCCTTCCACATCGTCGTCTTGAGCCGGGTGGGCTCTTTCCGGCCGGTCCGCCACAACCAAGAAAGGAGTCCATCCAGGCAAAGATCGACTCCAGGCCCGGCGGGCCGGCCCCCTTCCCAACCATGAACCAACACGACTCGCCCGAAGCCTGGAGACGCCTCATCCCAACGGACGAGCCAAAAGAGGTCACGGAGGTCTGGGAGTCCGCATCCCAGGCGATGCGGATGGCCTGGCAGGCGAACGACCAAGGCAGAAAGCGCGAGCGCAACGCCCACCTCCAGGCGATGTACCGCCAGCTCCGCGCGCTCCGCAACGCGGGCAGCCTCAAGGAGCGCGGCAACGCGAAGCCCGGCAAGGTCACAAGCCAGCTCGTCCGCCTCGGCGATGGATATGCCAGAAACGGCGCTCCCGAGCCCCAGGCACGCCTAAGTCAAACCGCCGCAACCGGATAGGGCGAGACACCACAGCTAGCGTCCTTTCTCCTAGCTAGCACAACGGGTAGGGCTCAACCTTCGAGCCCGTGTCGGGAACTCTGGTTGCGAAGAAGGCCGCGCCGCCCTTTCGTGGGTTTGAGCGACGCGGCCTCATCCCCTGCCGATGGCAGGTGGACGCCGCCGGCAAGACATGCGGCCGCGCCTCGGAGTTCTACTGGAACGTCGAGGTCCGCAAGACCAACCGCAATTACAAGCTCGGGCTGCACTACACGAAGGTCCGCCAGCCTTTGTGCATCGACCACGCCGGATGCCGCACGGACTACGCCGATGCGAATGTGCGATCGTGGATCGAGGCGGTTGATCCGAAGTACGCGGGGGCGGAAGCGTGAGCGAGGGGAATGGGAATGGCTCTATTGCCCCTGAAAAGCAGGGCTCCGTACCCCCCGTCGAGCATCGGTTCAAGCCGGGCGCAAGTGGCAATCCTGGCGGACTTCCGAGAGGAACCAAGCAGGTAAAGAAGCGGCTTCGGAATGAGCTGCTTAGATACCTGAGAGACAATCCCGATAAGCGCATGGAGATCGTGCGCGGATTGGTGGACGGCTGTGTCGGGGGCGATGCAGCCTGTCAGCGAATAGCCTGGGACCGCGTAGACGGCGTGCTTGAGAAGCGAATCGACATCCGCGCCCGGATGATCTCGAAGGTCATCGTGCGGGGTGAGTCAGCAGACAGCCCGTGACGGAAGCCGATGTACTTGAGATGCCGGTAGAGCTGCGCGGGGCTCCGCTGCGGCTCCTGGACGACATCATGGGCCACTCTGGCCCGCCGACAGTCCGGGAGTACTTGATCGAAGGCCCTGCCGGCACGGGCAAGTCCAGGGGCGTAGGCGAGGTGCTGCTCTGGATTGCCATGACGTATCCAGGGACGCGCGGGCTCGTACTGCGGTGGACGCGCAAGAGCCTTACGGACTCGTTCCTCAAGACTTGGGAGGAGGACATCCTTCCGCCTGGGGATCCGATACTCGACGGGGCATCCCGAACGAATCGACACAGCTACAAGATCAAGCCGCCCGACTGGGATGGCCCTTCAAGCGAGATCGTTCTCGGTGGCCTCGACGAGCCTGGCAACCTGCTTTCCACGGACTTCGATTGGATCTACGTCCAGCAGACGGAGCAGATTGACCTTGCAACGTGGATGAAGCTCCGCACGCGGCTGCGGAACTTCGGGCATCCAGGCTTCAAGATGCTTCTCCTGATTGCGGATGTGAACCCGGTGGAGCCTACGAACTGGCTCAATCTGCGGGCCGAGCGCGGGCACATGGTTCGGCTCGTATCCAAACACGAGCACAACCCCAAGCTCTACGATCGCAAGGGGATGCCGCACCCGGAGGGTTCTGCATACATCGCCAGCCTCGATGCGATGCCGGAAGGGCCGGACAAGGATCGACTGCGCTGGGGCCGATGGAGCGCCCGTGCCGGCCTTGTTTGGCGCGCCTACAACCCGTCCGTTCACCTGATCGACAAGCCGCACCGTGATCCTTCTTGGTACTGCGGTTCGCAGGACTGGGGAACGCAGCATCCGGGCGCACTCCAAATCTGGGGCGTTGACGGCGACAACAACGCCTATCGAGTTTGCGAGTGGTACGCGGCCGATCGCAGTCTTGATTGGTGGGCGGATAAGGTCGTCGAGGCATACGACAAGTTCCAGCCGTTCCGCGCGATCGTGGCCGACCCCTCAAGGCCGGATGCTATTACGCACATGAACACGCGGCTGGGCTCGCACATCAAGTCGCGCTCTCTGCCGCATATCGTTCGCGGTGCTGACAACACAAAAACGCGCTCGGGCACGGGCGACCTCTCGGGATTGGACCTCGTGCGCGTGCGGCTGCACGAGAAGCGCCTATTCCTCATCAAGAATGCGCTGCGCGAACGCGATGAGGCGCTTGTCGAGGCTGGCCTCCCCTGGTGCGCGGAGATGGAGTTCCCGCAGTACACCTACGAGCTGGACGACGAGGGCCGTCCGGTCGGAGAGAACACGGACAAGTCCGTTGCGGACCACGCGATGGACTGCATCCGCTACGCGCAGAACTACATTTGGGGCAAGGATCTATCGGACGTGCCTCCGCCCAAGCGATTTGCTCCAGGCTCGCTAGGTGATCGTCTGCGCCATGCAGAGGTTATCGGCCATGCTTGACACCTCGGCCACGAACCTCTTGCTGGAGATCAACTCGGCCGAGAAGTGCCGCGACGAGCATCTCTCGTCGCTTGGGCAACAGATTGCGCGCTTCCACGGGCCAGCATGGAAGGGAACGTACAAGTGGAATGATCTTGAGTACGACCCCAAGAATCGCGGGTTCCAGTTCATCGCCCGCTTCCTGCCGGAGGTTGCCGGCAAGAATCCGAGGTTCTCGATCCGGTCCAAACGCGGACCGGCTCAACGCTTGATTGCCGAGGCCATGCGCCACGGCATGAATCGTTGGGCGCGCGACACGAATATCAAAACGGTTGTTGAGCAAGTTGCGACCGACGCGCAGTTCACCTACGGCGTGCTGTGTGTGGTCCAGGCCCCGACGCCGATGAGCGATCAGGGGCCGCGCGAGCCTTCGATGCGTCCGCAGATGCACCGGAAATCCCAGAAGGAATTTGGGATGGACGCGCTTGCGAAGGACGCGAAAGACGCGCGGTTCATGTTCCATGTCTTTGTGATCGACAAGGAAGACCTGGAGAAGCGCGCGAAAGAGAAGCCCGATGAGGGCTGGCGCATCGATGCGATATCCGCGCTCGCGGCCGACATCGGCATCGAGAAGCTGCACCGCGACAAGGCGTATGAACTGGCCGGCCGCTCCGAGCTGGTCGGCTATTCCGTCTGGGTGCCCGAGCACGAGGAGAACTTCGGCGAGGCCGAAAAGAAGAAGTACAAGGCTAGCTCGTGGCGCGAGGCCGGGTTCAACGGAACCATCTTTACGCTTGCCGTAGGGCAGTCGGTTACGGGCGAGACGGACGGCATGGAGATACGCGACCCGCAGCCCTACTACGGGCCTCCGAGCGGGCCGTACCAGGTGATCGGGATGTACTACGTCCCGGACTCTCCGACGCCGCTAGGCACGCTCACGGCCGTCGAGGCGCAGAACCAAGAGCTGAACACGCACGCCCGCGCATACCTGCGAAGTGCCGCGCGGCGCAAGAAGATCGCCATCGTCGGTGCGAACGATTCCCTGCTCAAAGAGGCGGTGAAGAATGCTGAGGACGGCGATGTTGTCGTGGCCAACACGGCCGACATCCAAAAGAACTTCATCGAGGCCGAGATGGGCGGGCCGACCGCCGAACAGCGGCTCTCGATCATGGATCTTGAGTCAAACCTGGATAACGCGCTCGGAACGTCCGACGCGGTTCGCGGCACGGTAACTGGAGCGGCTACGGCAACCGAGAATGCGATTGCGGCGGGCTCGGCTGGGTCGCGGCTTGGATGGAATCGCACCAAGTTCAACGATCAGCTAAGCGAGGCGTGCAAGAAGGTCGCATGGTATCTGTACCACGACGACCGCGTGGCCTTCCCGCTCGGAGAAGAGGCCGCGCAGGAACTCCAGATCCCCGATCCCTGGTATCACGGCGGGACATACGAGGACGGATCGGGATTCACGTTCGATGACCTGGAGCTGGACATCGAGGCCAATTCAATGGCACTCGTCGATGAGGTCCAGCAGCGGGAGCGCGTGCTTCAGGCTATGGGCATCGTGACTAGCTGGTTCCCGATGATGCTCCAGTTCCCTGGCGCTGGTTGGGAGGCGATGGTCAATGAAGTGGGTGAAGGCTTCGGCATTCCGGACCTCGCACAGATCGTCAAGGTCAAGGACGTGATCGCGTCTGGGCTGGCGATGATGGCTGCGATGTCTGGGGCTGGCGGGCAACCTGGACAGCCGCAGGGGCAGGGGCCGGGGCAGGCTCAAGGCGGCCAAGGCGCGCCGATGGAGATGCCGCAGCCGAGGCTCGCGGGTGACATTGGGCTGCCGCGACAGCTCGGATCCGGGATGAAGGGCGGGATGTCTTCTGGTGGGGCACAGGCTCCGAAGCCGAATCAGAACAGGTCCGCGCTCGGCGCTCAGAAGGCCAAGCAGGCGCAGGCGGTTGGCGGAGGAACTTACTAGTGCCGATCTACCAATTCCGCGACGAGCAGAGCGGCGAGATCGTCGATCGTTACTACGCGATGGCGGACGCTCCCGAGGTCGGATCCGTCACGGACGAGGACGGCAATCGGCTTTGCCGCATCGTGAGTGAGCAGGCCGGCATCGTTCATGAGTACCGGCATGTATCGCACTCACTCCCGCGCGTGGACCCGAACGATCCGTACTGGCCGCACTTCGATGAGAAGAATCGGCCCGTGTTCACAAGCAAGAAACAGGTCGGAGAGCTACAGGCGAGGATTGCCCACATGGGCGGAGGGTTCAGATTTGAGTAGAGGACTGGCATTGGTGAATGGGGCGGGAGTGGAGATGACTTACCCGAAGGCCCCGAAGTACAGGCCGGCGCGCGGGCACGTTCTCGTTCGCAGACGCGAGCGCAGCGTCTCGGATGGCGGTTTGCACATCGTCCAGGCTCAGGCGGACGGCAAGAGCAACATGGCGAAGTCGCTTCGTGAGGGCGAGGTTGTCCTCGTCGGCGAGGCGCGCTACTTCGACAACGGGACGATGATCCCGATCGACGCAAAGGTTGGCGATGTCATCCTGTACTCGGAACCGGCGGGCCTCTCGCTCGACGTGAACGATCCGGAGATGCTCCTCGTGTTCGAGGGCAACATCTTGGCGACCAGGATGGAGCGCGAATGAGCGACACCGAGACAATCGAAGCGTCGCCGGTAGAGGCGTCGCCCGTTGCGGCTCTCGCGCGTGACGAGACGCCCACGCCCACGGCGGATCAGCTTGATCGGCTGTTCGGGCCGGAGCCCGGATCCGAGAAGAAGCCCGAGCCGCAGACAAAGGCAGAGACACAAGAACAACCGGCCGAGAAGGTAGATCCCCAGGAGCCCGATGCCGAATTCGACACGGCGTTCCAGGATCTACTCAAGGCCGGAGTACCGCCAAGCGTTCTCAAGAACGCGAAGCGGGCCGATCTGGTTCGATGGAGCCAGACGGAGGCGAAGCGCGCCGCCGACATCCAGAGCGCGTTCCAGGAACGATCTGACCTCAAAAAGCGAGTCGATGAACTGTCCAAGACGGCCACCGCGAAACCTTCGGAGCCTTCAAGCGGAGTGCCCACCGAAACTGCGGACCTCTCGGATATCTACGCCCCGCTGGCCGATGCCCTCGGACCGGACATGGAAAAGCCCTTCGCGTCGTTCGCGGAGAAGCTCATTGCGAAAGCCGAAGCACGGGTCGAAGCCAAGTACGCGAAGCGTTTTGGCGAGATGTCCGTGGGCACGATGGCAACGCGAGAACTTCTCATCGAGCAAGCGAGGGCGCAGCTTCGGGATAGTTTCCCTGAGCTGGACGACGATACCAAGCTCGGTCAAGTGGTCGAGAAGATGGGCGTTTTGGCGGCGACCGGAGCGTATTCAAGTGCGCCCACCGTTCGAGCCGGAGCGCGATCCTGCATGGAGGATGCGTGCGGGTTGATCTTCAAGCCAAAGCCGGGTGCGGATCCCAAGAAACAGTCAATCAGTCGCGCTCGTGACAACGGGCAGCCGATCGTCAAGTCGAACAACTCCCCGCCCAAGGCTCTGTCGCAAGAGGAAGTCGCGCGACGGAAGTTCTTGGCTCGGGAAGAAGGTGCGACGGACGAAGAGGTGGCACGCATCCGGTAGCGACGCACTCGTGAAAGGTGGGGCTATCCAATGGCCTCTGGCACTCCGCTTTCTGGGTTTGCTCGGTTTGTCGATGACACCGGGCCGACCTACTTCTCTGGTCCGAAGGAGCGTGTAAACGACGCTCAGAAGACCAACTATCGCACGCTCGGCTACATGCTGCGCGGGCAGTCCATGAACGAGACGCTCCAATTCGGGGCGACGATCAAGGACAAGGTTCTGTTGTCCGTCACGCGCGTGACGCACGCCTACTCTCCTGGTGCGGAAGAGTCCGTCGCCAACCCGCAACTCGCCACCACCTGGACGGTTCCGTGGCGCTTCTGGCTCACGCCGATGACTTGGCTCGATCAAACGGTCGAGCTGAACGGCGGCAAGGGCATGGTGCGCGAGACGCGCTTCCAGCAGTACTACTCGGAATGGATGTCGATCCAGCAAGAGGGGTACACCGACTGGTGCAACTTCATGGAGGACTCGTACTGGGCTGTCCCGGACAAGTCCCGCATGGAGGCGGCCGACGGTGATCTCCCGTACTCGATTCCGTGTTTCGTGAACGAGTACACGAACGGTCTCCCGATCTCGGCTAACCAGCCGGGTGGATCGTGGACGACCGTTCAGCAGATCGACCCGACCGCTTCGGGCAAGACGAACTGGGTTCCGCAGAAGTTCACCTATGACAACGCGGACCACGGCGGGACTGACACGGCGAGTGTTGATGGTCTCCTGACCGCGCTGGACAAGGCGTACATGAAACTCGACTTCCAGCCGCCCCCGGTGGCTCGGGAGTACTTCGAGTCGCCCTCGGCGCAACCCTGGGGCTTCATCGCGTGTTCTTCGGTCGGCATGGCCGAGGTCAAGCGTTCCTACCGGATCCAGAACGACCGTTGGGAGAACACGCTCGATCCCTACGGAATGCCCCTCTATGGAGGCCGACCGTTCGTGTACGTCGCGGTGCTTGACTCGGCCGCGATCTACCCGACTGGTGCCGGCGTCTCTGGCGCGGCGAACCTCTCGACCGAAACGGACGGTACCAGCACGGGCACCACATTCGCCGGCCCGCGCTTCTTTGTTCTTCAGCCCAAGTACCTTCGCAGCGTGTTCCACTCGGAACGCTACCTAGCGGACCTTGGCGTGATGACTGATCCCAAAATCCCCACCCAGCACGTCAAGTACCTTGACACCTGGGGAAACCTCGTCTGCCGATCGAGGCAGCGTCACGCCATCATCACTCCTGGCGTTGACATCAGCTGATCGGAGGCTGACACATGACTACTCGCAATTTCCTTGCTTCGGGGATTGGATACCAACCCGACTACATCGGTGGGATTGTCTACAACCGCACCGGAACGACTCTGACCGTTGGCGAAGTGGTGATGGTCGATCACCTTGCGGCTGACGCAGGGTTCGGCGGCAACGCTTCGGCTGCGGCTTACGTCGCTCAGACGTTCGGCAATGAACTGCACCCGATGGCGCAGGTCCTTGTCCCGACCGTCGTGGGCGATGGAGCCCTCAACGGCGCGACTCCTGGAGCCTACATGGGCATCGTCGATGATGTCATGTCGGGTGCCGGGGCGGACGATACTCAGGTCCACGTTTGCTGGAAGGGGATCGTCTACGGCCGGATGGCTTCGACCGTTGGCGCTGGCGAATACGGCAAGCCCGTGTACGGCGCTGGAGCGGTCAAGACTCTCACGGCTACGTTCCTCTTGGGCGGCAAGCCGCTCGGGCGTCTCCTGCAAAACACCACGACTGCCGCCACGAACGCTTTGCTTTTGTGGAACGGCATCGAGGGCGTCGGTCAGGCCGAGGCCGCGAGCTAGTGAAAGGCGGCGGGGGCTGGAGCAATCCAGCCCTCGCCGAACACACACATGCCTAGCAATCTCATGACGAAGGCTTACGTCGATCAGTACTTCGCAACGAAGGCTGACCCGACGTTCACGGGGACAATGACCATCCCTTCCGGGACGGCCATCACCTCTGCGGCCCTGGCTACTCCGGTACTCACCGCTCCGACTGGAACTGGGTTCGTCGTCTCAAAGACGGTCGCGTTCACCGAGAACGCTACGAACACGATTCACACCGGCACGGTGACGCTTCCTTCCGGCGCTCACATTCACGACGTTCGAGTGGTGTCTACGGTCCTCTGGACTGGTGGAACGGCCACGATGAAGGTCGGCGACGGGACGGACGATGACGGCTGGTTTACCGGCGTGAACTTGAAGGCTACGGATCTTCTTGTCGGCGAGGTTCTCTCGATCACCAACTCGGAGAACTGGGGCGGCAAGCAGGGCGCATACCTTGATGCCACGACGGGACGCAAGGGCGTCCAAACTGGCGGATCCGGCACGGGCAACAGCTCGACCGGCTCCGTGATCGGAGTGATTACCGTTGGAACGCCTGCGACCACGGCTGGCCGCACGTTCATGACGGTGACCTACTCGGTTGGCGAAACGCTGGCGGCGGTCGCCACGGGTCCGTGATTAGATGGCCCTGACCCTTCAAACGGTCGAGGCGCACATCCGAAATGCCCTCGGCGGGGATAGCTCCGTCGAGGGCAACGGACGTTCAATCGCCAATCAGGCGGGGCACTACCTGGCCTCGATGCACGATTGGCGATGCATGGAGCGGCTCGGCCGCTTGAACTTGCGAGCGACGATCACGATCACCTCGGCGACCTGGACCGAATCCTCGCTGATGATCCTTGCCGCGACGGCGATCTTCGCGGATTACGTCTGGGTCGAAGGGGACGAGGTTGAGGTGACCGGCGGGACCGGCGCGACGCTCGGCTTCTACCGCATCGCATCCAGGGTCTCGACAATGGCGATCACGCTGGATACCAGCATCGGCAGCGGCGCGACTACGGTTCTCGGGACCGTCACGCTTGACTCGATGGAGCTGCCGGACGACTTCCGCCAGCTCATCGTGGATCCGATCGCATCGGAGTCCACGCGCACGCTCACGATGGTAACGGCGCAGGAGCTACTGGAGATTCGCTCTGGCGTCAGCGGGAGCGGCTTCGATACCGGCTACTTTGGAGCGATCCTTTGGAATACGAGCACGGCCACGAACGGCGCGCATCCGACGCCGAGACTGGAGATTTGGCCCGCGCCTGGTGATGACGTTCTCGGAGCGTTCCGCATTCACTACCGCGCCGATTGGGTGGACCTCTCGGACGACGCCGATACGGTCCCGCTGCCGTCATTGTTCGGGATGGAGTTCCTGTACCTCCAGATCGTGAGGGCGGTCGCGCTCGGATACGAAGAGTTCGACATGGCCTCGATGCAGGCGCGGCTCATGGAGGTTCGCGGCGGGCCAGAGTTCGCGGCGGCTGTTAGGTCTGACGGCTCCATGCAAGCTGGATACGGACAGATGCGCGGAGGCGCTGCTGGGATGCGTTCTTCTCCGTCATACTCGTTCACGTTCCAGCCTCCGAGCTAATGAATGCCGACTCAGTTCAAGAACCCCTCATCGAGCCCGACGAGTTCGGACCTGATAGTAGGCTCCGCCTCGACGGGTGGGACGATGATTGCGGTGGCCGCAACGTCGAGCCCTGGGACGACGCTCCACACGGTCCCGTCGTCGGGGTTGCAGTACCAGCGAGTCAAGATATGGGCCTGCAACATCGACACGGTGAACAGGCTGCTGACGATCGAGTTCGGAGGGACGGCGACGAAGGACAAGATTGTGATCTCGATGGGGCCTCAAAGGGGATTGGTCCTCGTGGTGCCTGACTTGAAGCTCGCGGCAGGGACGATCGTGCGAGCGTTCGCGGCGGCCACGAACATCATCAACGCGCAGGTGGGCGTTGGTGAGATTTCCAAGGAGCCCTAACATGGATCGCGGTCCCCTCGACGCCGAACAGCTCGCGCCGACGCCCACGGGCGGATTGATGCCGTTGACGCTCGACGCGGACGGCGTGATGAGCTGGGCCGCGACGGCTGGGGTTGCGGTGCCGGATCACACGCACTCGACAACGGCCGGGCAGGGTGGGCAGCTAACGCCAATCGTCGCGCTTACCCCTGTCACCGGGACCGGCGCGGCCGTGCTCCAGATAGAGCCGACGATTACACGGCCGAGAATCGGACAGATATACGGCAATAGCGGGGTTCTGGTCGCCGGGTTTAGTGCAACCGGCCCGGCTGGCCTCGACATCAACGCGAACGCCGCCGATGTAAGCATTGCGGCGGCCGGCGTGTCCCCGTCAAGTCTCGACCTCCAAAGCACGGGCGCTGGACTCGTCAAGGCGAACGGCGTCGAGATTGTGACGATCTCTGGCACGCAGACGCTCACCAACAAGACCCTCCAAGCCGACGTTGTTACGCAGTACCTCGACTACACGGATGCCTCGAAGCCGTCCAATCCGTCCGCCGGCCTGTCGCGGATGTACGGGTTCAGCTACGGCGGGTTCAGCCAGATAAACGCGCTGACTTCGAGCGGGCTGCTCTACCAGCTCGGCGGCGACATCATCATGGTGTGTCGCAAGAGCGGCATCGGGAACATCGGCAAGGGCGCACCGGTTCGGGTCGTCGGTACATCATCCGGGTTTCCGTCGATCAATACGGCCAAAGCCGATGCCGTCAGCACCATGCCGGCAATCGGCATAGCGATGGAGATCATCGCCGCGAACTCGACTGGGCGCGTGATGATCGCGGGGCGATTGACCGGCGTAGACACTTCGGCGTTCGCTGTTGGCGATACGGTGTACGTCTCGTCCACGGTGGCCGGCGGCCTTACGGCGACAGCGCCGACTGGCCTGACGATCAAGCAGCGCATCGGTCTCATACTCGTATCGGACGCTGCCGTTGGCGAGATCAGCGTCCTTCCCGATGGTGCGATCGACGGGATGGAACTGCGAACGCTTCAGACGGCGTTCACGATCGGCGACGGCACGAACGCCCAGATGAAACTTGCCGGCGGAGGCGGTGGATTCGTCGGGACGCTCCAGATGTCCGGCATCTCAGCCAACCGCACGCTCGGCCTTCCCGACGCCACCGACACGCTCGTTGGCCTTGCGACTACGGACAGCCTCTCGAACAAGACGCTGGTTACGCCGACCGTCGCCAGCTTCACGAACGCCAACCACAACCACCAGAACGCGGCCGGCGGAGGCACGCTCTCTGCAACTGCGGCGCTAGCAAACGGGACGTATGGTTACACGCTCAAGTCGGGCGTGTCGTCACCGGCTTGGGTTGCAGAGGGCATCCGCTTCCAGCGCGAGCTTCAATGGAACTCCGATCCGGGCCTGACGACCGGAACGAAGGTCGGGTTCCTGACTGCCCCAACAGTCTCGGGGACGACGATCTCAAATCAGGACTCCGCGACGCGCCCGACCATTCGGAGCGTTACGGGCGGCTCCACGGGCAACTCTGGCGGGCTCCTATCGGCCTTCGAGATCACGCGCTCGGGGTGGTGCTACGAGGCCAACTTCAACGTTGCCATCGGCAACACGATCACGAGCTACCGCTTCTGGACTGGCCTTACCTCAGCGGATCTCACGGGGATTGCGACCCCGACGACGCAGGACGTAGCGGCGTTCTCCTACGACACGGCCAGGGATGGCACGGTGTTCTTCCGGACGGTCACTTGCGACGGGACGACGGCCACGGTCACGGCTACGTCGGTGGCCGTGACGGCCGGGCAAAACTA